TTATTAGCCCCACTATACTCCTTTAAAATCGAGAGTGCTTTATGTTCCGGTATATTACTATCTATAGACATATTCAAATATAACTAATCAAGACTAAAAAACAAACTATTTATAATTAGATAAATGTTACTATGGAAGAAAAGAAAATACCAATTAAAAGATTAAACAAGTTTTTTTCTAAAGAAGACTTTGATTTGAATATTGAAATGGGCAAGGAATATGTAGACGGAGATTTAAATTTTACCCTTGTACTATTCAAAGTAGATAAAGAGAAAAGCGATATAGATAGAGTATATGCAGAAGCAGGACCTGAAGAAATTAGATTTTATCCACCAGTAGAATTTAAAGCAGGCTCACTTAGAATTGATGCACCTAAGAATAGTTCATACGCAGATGGGTTTGTAGAATATAAAGAATCAGGTAATTTGACATTTGCTGTATATATAAACATTTAAAAGAATTATCTATTGATATTAGTTATGGAGATTATATAGGTTATGCTGAAAAAGAAGACAGAATGAGATATTTTGTAGTATCAGACGATGGAAGAGTCCAAAATGATAACGCACATACTATGGGTGGGTATAAAGCTTTTTTCAGAAGTATAATATGTACTCCAGTAACGGAAGACGAATTTAAAGGAATATAATATGTTACCCAAAAAGGTTAAAAAAACTATAAATCCTTATCCAGTAGTTAAAGGACAGAATGAATATCCACACGGGTATGATGGGAGAACTACACCTAAAAGAAGACGACAACTAGCAGAATTTATACAAGAGGACGGAACGTTTCTACCAAAAAGTGTATTACATGAAGATTTAGATTTAGGTATGTTAGAATTTGTTAAGGATAAATTAGAATCCACAATCAACGGTAAACAGATACCAGTAATAGATAGGATTTTAACAGCTCAAAGATGGGGTGAATTTACACAGACTTGGAAATTTTCTGATTTAGATAAAAATATTAAGATACCTTTTATATCAGTAGTTAGACGACCAGACGTTAATTTTGGTAGTAATCCATCATTAAAATATACAATACCTAATCGTAAACAATTTCATTACGCAAAAGTACCAACATGGGATGGACAAAGAAAAGGAATGGACCTTTATAAAATCCCACAACCAGTACCAGTTGATGTAGTGTATGATGTAAGAGTTATTTGTAATAGAATGAGAGAAGTTAATTTATTTAATAGAGTTGTAATGCAAAGATTTACTTCTAGACAAGCTTATACTTTTGTTAAAGGACATTATATCCCTATAATTTTAGAAAATATAACCGATGGTTCACAATTAACTGATTTAGAAAGTAGAAAATTCTATAGCCAAACCTACCAGTTCCAAATGCAAGGATTCTTGATAGATGAAGAAGAATTTGAAATAAGTCCAGCAATTAGTCGTACATTAACATTATTTGAAGTAAACACAAAAGTACACAAGAAAGAAAAACACCAAGTACCAGAAGTAGATAACCCAAAAACAATATATATTGGATTAAGTTTCGGTGATAGTATAACTACAGCGTATTATCTATTTGATTTTTCTTGTAAAATAGAAATAGACGAATCTATGAATGTAGATACAATAAACAATATTTTTATTAAACCACAAGGTGGGGTTCAAATTGGTGTTACTTTACCACTTTATATAAATTCTGGTGATTTATTACAAATGGATATAACCAAAGGGATTGCCTCTGACGACGCTTTACAGAAACTTAAGGTCACTTTAGATTAATAATCTCCGTAGATATCTTTTTTTTGTTCACATTTTTCAGATATGAGTTTTTCTACGAAAGCAAACATTTTTAGACCGTGTTTATTGCAATACTCTTTTAGGAGCTTGTGAACCCCAGGTTTTATTTTAATATTTTTTGTTCTTACACTCTTCAAAACTCCTATTTTTTAATAAGTATGAAAAAAGTAATATTTAATTCCTACTTATTGGATATTAACATAGTTTAAGACGGTTTTTTTGATTTTTATTCAATATTTATCTAAAGTAGAATTAAATTTTTAGCTAAAAAAATAAATTAAATGGCAAGTAATAGTAATAGAGTTTTCGTATCTCCAGGTGTATATACCTCGGAAAAAGATTTAACATTCGTAGCACAGAGTGTTGGTGTAACAACATTAGGTTTAGCAGGTGAGACTTTAAGAGGTCCAGCTTTTGAACCTATTTTTATAACTAATTGGGACGAGTTCTCATCTTATTTTGGAAGAACAAGTGCTGAAAAGTACGTTGACACAACATACCCAAAATATGAATTACCGTATATCGCGAAAAGTTATTTAACCCAATCCAACCAGTTATTTGTAACTAGAGTATTGGGGTATACCGGTTATGACGCAGGACCAGCATGGCAAATATGCACTCAAGGAGCTGTAAATTGTGAGTCAATAACTGGTCTTACATGTTCAGCTAGTTCGGTTTCATTTGTACTTTCAGGTTCACCATGTACCGTAATGGGATTAAATGACAATCAAGTTTATACTGGATTGGATGAATGGTTATGGATGTTTAGTGGTGGTACATCATCAGTAGGTGACTGGGCTACAAACCAAATTGCTAGAAGTTTAGATAATAACATACCATTAAATGATGGTGGTTCTACATCATTAAGAACAGAAATTAAGGCTTTCTTTGATGAGTTATGTAGCGAAGCTAGTCATCCAGGAGGGTTTGACCCTGCTATATCTGGTAACCCAGCAAATTATCCAGGACAACCAATCAATCTTCCAGGTACACCTCAATACGATAAATTCGTTAGTGGGGCATCAGCATCTTATACTTTTGGTTGTACAACATCAGGTGATAGTCAAGAAGAAATATTCCAAGGAGGTGGCATGAGTCCTTACTATAGTGGTGTTACAGCTCAGAACGTTCTTAGTACTAATTGTGATGATTGGTGTGCACCAGCATCTGAACCATGGTTATATGGTTTATTTAATTATAATTCAGATGGTAATTACAATGGTATAGGATTTAATATGTCAGTTTCCGGAATAACTGACGGTAGTTGGTCTGGTGATACAGCAGTATTTTCAGGTACAGTACAATTCTCAACATGTTCATTCTCTGGACAGTCATTTAAAGATTATGATGGAAAGACAGTAGCAACATTAAGGTCTCGTGGTGTTAGTACACTAACTTCAGGAGGTCCAGTATATGAGGTACCTACAAACGCTGCATGGGCACATCCAAAATATGGAGGTGGTGCAGGAAGTCCAGGTATATCCACTACAGGTGTAACATATAATTGTACAGCTTCTACATATAACGCATCACAATCTGACCCATTCGCTTCGTTTGGATTAGATGTTATGAATATAGATGGTACTAACTTCTCTTATAAAGTTTCAATGGGTACAGGAAACGCGGATTATTTACCAAGAGTACTAGGTAGAGCTCCTTTTGATAAAGATAAAAAAGAAGTTCCTATTTTTGTGGAAGAGGTATACCCAAATTGGTTAACACACAGTTATAACCAAGGAAAGATTAAAGGATTAAGATGTGATACATGTTTCGCTCCATCAGTACAAGAAGGTGGTTCTAATTCGATAGGTTACTACTTAGAAGAATTCCAAACACCAGCAACACCATATGTGGTTTCTGAGTTAAGAGGTAATAAAGTATTTGATTTATTTAGAGTTATAACAATACCTGATGGTGACGCAGCTAACACAACAGTTAAGATATCAATAATTAATATAAGTATAGAAAGAAGAGAATTTGATATTCAAGTTCGTGATTTCTATGACACAGATGCAAATCCGATAGTATTAGAAAAATATACTCGTTGTAGTATGAACCCAACACTTAACTCTTATGTAGCTAAGAAAGTAGGTACATCTAATGGTGAGTACGAACTTATGAGTAGATATATTATGTTACAAATAGCTGATTATCATGAGGATGATGATACTAGATGGAACGCAGTACCAGAAGGATTTAAAGCTTATATAGCTAGAGATAAGTGTTGTGATAATCCATGTCCAATTTATAAAACACACTACGACCAACCAGGTGAGTTAGTTATGGACCCACCATTTGCAGCACCAACGTATAGTTCAGGTGATAAGTTTAGAAAAATATATCTTGGATTCTCAGATAACGTGGGAATAGATAGTGACTTCTTACAATATAAAGGTAAACCGATGCCAGCTAATGGTAATCTGTGTACAACTCAGACTCTTAATGATTGGTCTATGCTTTGTAAAGGTTATCACATGGATAGTGGAGCGACAGTAGTTAAATTCACTTCTCCTGCTCCGGCAAGTATAACTGGTATGTCAATGTTTGAAGTGGGTAACGCTTCACTAGCTACGGAACCTACCCAACCTAATCATCCGTATTATAACTTATTCTCACGTAAATTTACGTTCTTACCTTATGGTGGTTTCGACGGATGGGATATATACAGAAAAACAAGAACTAATGAAGATACATATATGTTATCACAAAGTGGGTGGAATTATGGAGCATGTTCTACAGCTCAATATCCAAACGCTTCAGGATGGGGTATATTTAGAACTAGAGGAACAGATGCAGCAAACACTGATTACTACGCTTATTTAGATGCGATTAATACATTCCAAAACCCTGAAGCTGTTAATATAAATGTATTCGCTACACCAGGTATAGACTATATAAATCATAGTAATCTAGTTGAAGAGAGTATAGAAATGATAGAAGCTGATAGAGCAGATTCACTATATGTTACTACTACACCAGATTATAGTATGAACGCTTCAACATTTAACGCTACTAATATAATACAACCACAAGAAGCGGTAGATAATCTAGACGCTACAGGAATAGACTCTAACTATACAGCAACTTATTATCCATGGGTACAACTTAGAGATAACGATAATAATGTTCAGCTATACCTACCACCAACATACGATGTAATGAGAAATATAGCATTAACTGATAATATCGCCTTCCCATGGTTCGCATCGGCAGGTTATACAAGAGGTATAGTAAACGCGGTTAAAGCTAGAAAGAAATTAACTTTAGACGATAGAGATATATTATATAAAGGTAGAATAAATCCAATCGCAACTTATTCTGATGTTGGTACTATAATTTGGGGTAACAAAACTTTACAAGTTAGAGAGTCAGCTTTAGATAGAATTAATGTGAGAAGACTGTTACTACAGGCTAGAAAATTAATATCGGCAGTAGCTGTTAGATTACTATTCGAACAAAATGATGAACAAGTAAGAAATGAATTCTTAGATTTAGTTAACCCAATTTTA